GCTTTGGAGCACGCCATTCGACAAAGCAAAAACGATTTGCAAGCAACTTAATCTCCCTGTCAGAGGAAAAACAATCTGCAATGGAGCGATTGTTAAAGCTAACTTTAAGCATGATGATGAACTTAGAACCTATATACGTGCAGAAAACGGGCTTTTGGTTGACAGAACTGGATTTGTCAAGAGGGCAGATCCGCGCACAGAAGAACTTGAGGGCCTGCTAAGAATCGCTATTGGCAATGCCGCCGTAGAGGGAAGGCCCTATACGATTGCTGGCAAATCCGGCCTTCACACAAGACGCGAGGAGCTTGGCAATGACCTTAATATAGGCCGTCATAAGATAGAACAATTAGCGCAAAATCTTCTAGAAAAACAACATATTATTAAGGCAATTGCCAGCGGCAGTCACTCGCCAGTTTGGCTTGACGTTCCTACCGGGCCGTTCGCTTTGGGCATAGGCGAGTTTAAACATGGCGCATAAATAATGTATTGACACGAGAATTGAATGAGCGTAGAACGGTTGAACGCAAACATAGAAAGGAAAGCGCAATGACAGCTCAAACAAATGCCGGTTCTCTCGCACAGCTATTCGAAATCATCGAAGAAATACAGGCACAGATTGCAGATAAAAAAAAGCAACTCGATGCGACGCACAATTTGATTGATCTGCGATTGGCAGATAAGACAAAAGCCGCTCTCCTGACGTCAGGCAAGGACACAGGAATCGTTCACATTCATGTGGAAGATTTAGATGTTACAGCAGAAATCAAAAAAACAGTAAAATGGGATCAGCCAGCATTGCTAAAGGCATTTGATTCCCTTCCTCAGGAAACAGCAAAGCATTACTGTTCCATGGAACTGAAGATCGACGAACGGAAATACACGAATGCTCCTCCTGACATTCAGAAGGCATTCCTGCCAGCCAGAACAGTCACGCCATCAACTCCAAAGTATAGCTTAAGCAAAAAAGAGGAAAAGGAGTAATCCGAGATATGAAACCATTCGACTTAGAAGCCGCAACGTCTTTGGATCAAAATGGGCATGACAGTAAATCCTCCTTTACAAAAACTGAGGCATAAAATGATAAACGATCTGATTCGCCTTTCCCGTGCAGGCTTCCTTGGCTTTCTGTTGTGTCGCGTTGCCGTCAGCTATGGTGTCTTTGGTGTTTGGGGGACACTTGCAGTAGTTTGTCTCGGCGTCATCATCGTTGAATGCTTGAACATAGCGATCAGGGAGATAAATTGATGATAAACACACACAAAGAAATAGTAAGAACAGATGAAATGGTTCAAGCAGCCAGGTGTGCAAAAAAGGGAGAACCTATGCCGGATGGATTTACCATTATTCACACGGGAACTGTTTTGTGGGAAGGATGGGAGTTAGATAATACATTATTGCTATTGGGATTGGGTGTATCATGTCTGGCACTGAATTAAGAATACACAAGATAAAGACCTGTTACACAATAGATGAGTTAATTGGGTGGTTAAAAACATTTCATCCTATTGGGGAAAAGGGAGGATGGTCGCTTACCCTTCCGAGTGAAGGGATGCCAGAAAACATAATAGACTTACTAGAGCAATACATGAAAGCTTCATGACTAGAAACACAAACGAGAAGGAAACAAGCAATGGCTTTTAACATTATCACAGCAGATGAACGCTTAAAAGAAACAAGAATGATAAAGGGATTGGTTGCTGGTGTCTCTGGTATCGGAAAGACGTCTCTTATCTGGACGCTATCAACAGAAGACACTCTTTTCTTTGATCTTGAAGCTGGTGATCTAGCCATCGAGGGTTGGGGCGGTGATACAATTCGACCAAGAACTTGGATTGAGTGTCGAGACTTTGCTGTCTATATCGGGGGGCCAAATCCTGCGCTTCGTGATGACCAGCCCTACAGTCAGGCGCACTATAATTCCGTTGTAGAGAGGTTTGGCGAACCCACAGGTCTGAATAAGTATAACACAATATTTATAGACAGCATCACGGTTGCTGGACGACTTTGCCTGCAATACTGTAAAGGTCAGCCGCAAGCGTTTTCGGAAAAGACAGGTAAACCAGATCCACGCGGTGCCTATGGCCTACATGGTCAAGAAATGGTTACATGGCTAACGCACTTGCAGCACACAAGAAACAAAAACATCTGGTTTGTCGGCATTCTAAACCAAACAACGGATGACTTTAACCGACTTGTCTACTCGCTGCAAATTGACGGTAGCAAGACGGGACTAGAGTTGCCCGGCATTGTCGATCAGGTCATCACCATGGCAGAGCTAAAGTCAGAGGAAGGCGCTAGTTATCGCGCCTTTGTCTGTCAAACAATCAACCCGTTCGGGTATCCGGCAAAGGATAGATCGGGTCGATTGGAAATGATTGAAAAACCGCATCTTGGCGAATTAATGAGCAAAATCCGCCAACCACTAACAGACCGAAAGCTCACCTACACACAAACAGAGGAGAAGTAAAATGGATATGGACTTCAACACAGCAGAAAAGCAAGTAAGTTTTGAGCTTATTCCCGCCGGAACACTGGCTCCAATCATGATGAGCATTAAGTTTGGCGGTCATGGATCAGATGGCTCACTAACACAAAGCAAAACATCAGACGTTTTGTTTTTGAATGTCGAGTTTACAGTCATGGAAGGAGCTTATGCGAAACGCAAAATCTTTCAAAATCTAACTGTATCCGGTGGCGGCGTTGACGATAAGGGGCGTTCAAAGGGCGGTACAATCACCAAGTCTTTCCTGCGTGCCGTCATTGATAGCGCCTATGGATTAGATCCTGATGATGATAGCCCGGCTTCACGTCAGAAGCGTATCAAGAACAGTTATGGAGATTTCAATCAGATGATCTTCTTAGGGAAGGTTGGGATTGAGACGGGAAAGAACGGATATGCTGCAAAAAATAAAATCTTAGAGGCAATCACAAAGGGCCACAAGTCTTATGGTGACGCCGCTAGTAGTCCAGCGCCAGCTGTAGCGACACCAGCCTTTGCGCAAGCACAGGCAAGTCCTGCCCCGACAGGAGCGACAGGAAACGCCCTTCCATCTTGGGCGCGATAAAATAAATGAGCAACCGCCCTGCCTTACGGTGGGGCGGTTTTTATTAGGTTTTTGTAAATGATTCTTCGCCCACGTCAAAAAGAGTTTGTCACAAAATGCTTGGATGCTCTTTACACGCACGGAAATACGCTTGGGGTTGCCTCTACCGGATTCGGTAAATCTTTGTCGATGGCAGCAATCACTTGCGCCGTTCTGGAAAAGAAAAAGGGGAAATGTGCTATCATATGTCATCGGGATGAAATTAATTCTCAGAATAACGACAAATTTCTGCGGTTTGCCCCCAAGACGCACACATCCTTTTATGATGGGGATACAAAATCGTGGAGCGGTAACGTAATTTTTGCTATGGCTCAAACATTATCGCGCCCGAACGCGTTAGAGAATATGCCCCCGCTTAGTATGTTGGTAATAGATGAGTGTCACAGAAGCCGTTCTGCGTCTTATGAATCGATCATTGCGAAAGTAAGAGAAAATAATAAAGACGCCCTTCTATTGGGTGTTACCGCAACCGTTGGAAGGTCGGACGGAAAGGGACTTCGTTCTATTTTCTCTAATATAGGGGATCAAGTAACCCTCACAGAACTAATTAGATCCGGCCATCTGGTTCCACCAAAATCATTTGTTATAGACCTGGGAGTTAATCAACAATTAGCAGATGTTAGAAAGACAGCAAGTGATTTTGACATGGGAGCCGTTGCCGAAATTATGGACAAAAGCGTTATTAACGCGGAAATCATAAGGCATTGGAAAGAAAAATCGTCAGATCGTAAAACGGTCATATTCTGCTCTACCGTTGCTCATTCACAAAGTGTTGCAAAAGCATTCCAAGCAGAAGGAATTAAGGCCGCGTGTGTTTGGGGGGAGATGCAGGACAAAGACAGGACAGCAACACTTAAAAATTTAGAAAGAGGGGATTTACAGGTTGTTACAAACCCGAACCTTCTAACGGAGGGCTGGGATTGCCCCCCCGTTTCGTGTGTTGTTCTCTTACGACCGTGTTCTCATAAATCAACTGTTATTCAGCAGGTTGGTCGTGGATTGAGGGTTGTTGATCCAGAAGAATATCCTCATATCCAAAAAACCAACTGTCTGATCCTGGATTTTGGCATCAGCCTGTTAACCCACCAGACTCTCGAGCAGGATTTACAACTAGAAGACAAAGAAAAGGGTGAGGGCGAAGCGCCTACCAAGATATGTCCAGAATGCGAGGCTATTCTTCCTATACAAATACGCGAATGCCCGTTTTGCGGACACATATTTGAGAGCAAAGAAAAAAGCGTCCTCGAAAACTTTCAAATGTCAGAAATAGACATTTTCAAGAAATCAAACTTTAAATGGATCGCCTTGGATGATGAGGAAACGTGTATGATGGCTTGCGGATTTACCGCTTGGGCCGGAGCGTTCTACTGGGGAGATAAATACTTTTCAGTTGGAGGAATTGGCCGCAAGATAAAGCTGCTTGGGTCTGGTGAGCGTGTTGTAGCAATCGCTTTGGGTGAAGATCACCTAAACAATCACGAGGACGACAATGCGGCACACAAGACAAAGCGTTGGCTAAGAGAGCCAGCAACGGAAAAACAATTGTCTCTTTTAGGAAAAACAAATCTTGAGGGGATAACGAAGTACAGGGGGAGTTGCCTATTAAATATTCAGTTCAACAAACAAAGAATCCTCGACCTATGTCGTTCCGCCTAACTTGTCCTGTGTGCTATCGAGAAACAGGCGGATGGGGGTTTGAGGATAAGTATTTGTGCTCTCGCACATGTCAAGACATCTATGCAGAATGGAAAAAGAAAATGATTGATCCGACACAAAAAGAAAAAGACGCAATGATGGCCTGTCTTCGTCCTCTGGGTGAAATCGTTTCTGAACAAGGAATGGATTTTGCTGCTTATTCCAAAGAGCAGGCGCTTGCTCTAATAGAAGTAGTCGTAACAAGCTTTGGAGATAATATGAGGAGGACAGATCAATGATAGACTTTAATCATAATTCTAACAGTCCGAAATCTGCCTGTGAGAACATAAATAATCTAATTGATGCGGCGCTGGTTATAGAAAAGAACGCAGAGCCAAAACGCAATTATCTTGGGGCATCTATGCTAGGAAAGGCGTGTAGCAGAGCCATTCAATATGAGTTTGTTGGTGCGCCAAAAGATGAGGGAAAAGAGTTCGATGGACAGACGCTTCGCATATTCGCTGCCGGGCACCTATTCGAAGACCTTCTAATTAAGTGGTTCAAGAGTGCTTCGTTTGATCTGCGAACCGTAGGATCAGACGGCCATCAGTTCGGGTTTTCAATGGCTGGGGGTAAGATAAGCGGACACTCTGATGGTAAATTTGTTGGGGGGGCGGCGTGCATGAGCTATCCCGCCCTTTGGGAGTGCAAGTCATTAAAAAACAAAAGCTGGACTGACACGGTTAAAAAAGGCGTTGCTTTGTCAAAACCAATATACGCCGCTCAAATTGCTTTGTATCAAGCATATTTGAATCTAACAGAGAACCCAGCGATATTCAGTGCCATCAACAAAGATACATCCGAGATATATCATGAATTAGTTCCTTTCAATGCTGAGTTAGCCCAACGCATAAGCGATAAAGCGGTCAATATCCTCAAAGCAACAGAGCACGGGGAACAAATGCCAAGGGGATTTTCAAGCGAGGATCATTTTGAATGCAAGATGTGCAGTTATAAAAATAGGTGCTGGTCATGATTGTTCGTATAACGCTACCGTTCCCCATCACCGTGAATCAGTTGTACGGAGGAGGATCTGGCCAACAACGCTTTCCCAGCAAGAAATATAAGCTTTGGTTGGCGCGTTGTCCTGAGTTAGAGGCGCACAGATTCGAAAGAGCTAAGATACAGTACTTATATTTTTTCCCGGATGATCGCGCAAGAGATACAGCAAATCTTGAGAAATGCGTGACGGATTATCTCGTCAAACAGAAGGTAATCGTTGATGACAGCTGGAAACACATTCAGGCCATGGTCTTGATCCCAATGGGGATTGACCGTGAGAATCCAAGGGTTGAAATACTGTTGGACAGTTCAACAAATATTTGATAAGGTGCTGCCATGAAAAAGAAAAAGTCTAACACCGTACACAGAGGTTTTCGCTTACCACGCGATCTTGATGAACGTTTGGTTAAGAGAGTAAAATATCCTCACACCCTAACGGAACTCGTTATTCAAGCCCTTACGGAGTGGGTTGCGAAATGATATTACAGCCATGGCAACACATCTGCTCAAAGATAGAAATCCAGTATGTTCCTAATGGCATTGCTTACAAGTACCTTGTCTTCGGTGTCTCGTTAGATGGCATGCATAATTACTATGCTCACGGAAATACTGTGAAAGAAGCTTTTTCTAAAATGCTTGAAAGAGGGATACGCAGATAATCTATACCCTTCAATAAAGACGCGGTACAGGAGAACCAATATGACGCAACAACCACAAACGACGCCGGAAGACCTAACCCCTCCCAAAGGCTGGAGGCTAGGAGAATGTAAGGAAGACGACGGGATTTATTGTGCTGAAGTATGGCGCGGGACTTCTGGCGTGTGCGGTGAGGACAAGAACCCATTAAACGCTTACAGAAAAGCTATATCGACTGCAAAGAAGAAAGTACCATGACTAACCCAACCTGGACATCCGAAGAAACGGCATCACTTATGCGAGGATGGAAGCTTGGGTTAAGCGCCAGCGAAATCCGCAAGGGGATACCGGGTAAATCTAGAAGCGCGGTCTTAGGCAAACTCCATAGGCTTCGCGAGAGCAAACAGGTAGCAGATAAACCGATAAGGGGGCTGTGATGACTAAAATATGCGCAGTATATAGTTGTAGAGTGCTGACACACGGTCCTTCAGCCTTTTGTCGTGAACATACTGGCGAATTTGTTGGACTAGGTGTTCGACCAGCGACGGAACCGCAAAAATACCCATGCCCGCGCTGCCTGTCTATTGATTGCGCTGATCCAGATTGCGTGATTGCGGATTCAAAAACTGGCTGGGAATCAGGGGGCCAAAAAGACGATGCAGGAAAACCCCGCATGGACTTGCTTGATGCTTACGCAATTGAAGAACTATCGAAGGTTCTCACGTTCGGTGCCAAGAAATACGCCCCCAATCAATGGCGCAAGGGGATCAAGATAAGCCGTCTTGTCGCCGCGCTGTTGCGTCACACGTTCGCCTTTATGGCTGGAGCTAACAAAGACCCTGAGACTGGCCTAGACCACATGGCGCACGCGATGTGCTGCTGTATGTTCTTGATTTGGACGATGAAACATAAGGAGGAGTGTGATGACAGGTGAGCAAAATGTTCCGTTCTGGAAAACGAACACAGATCCGCGAGATAGAGAACTTTGCCTCATACGCTACCACGGTCGAGTTCACCCAGAGTTCTGTATCTGGTGGGAAGAGAAGAAGAGATTCTCTCTGCCGGGCCGAATGACAGAGTGCGAAGCCGATAATTTCAAGCGCGTAGAGATAGACGCATGGGCCTCCATCCTAGATCTGCCGGGACTATAAGAAGAACGCTTATCCGTTCATCCCGCGACAAGTCACGATGTAAAGCCAGTAATCTAGTTCTTCTTGTGGTGTCATTTTATTTCTCCTTTAGTTTTGTTGGTGAGAATACCCCTAAATGAACCGTCAGGGCATCGTAGGCCATTGCTGTGCTTATCATTTTACTTGGTTCTTTGGGATTTGTCTTAGCCTCATAATGTTCTAGAGCAAGGGCAAGACAAGCCGGGCTTTGAAAGCAGTATTGCGGAATAGGGGGTTTGGGTTACCATTCAATCAAGAAGCCGTTGAACATGCCCGCTTCTGCGCGCGGCTCGAAAAACTTCCACATTTCTGCATAGTCCTTAAAGCCGTCTTTTCGTGCGAAGGCGTCTACATCAGAGATATGACCATCCTTTCCCGTCAAGACCCCAAAGTTTGTCACCGTGATCGAACAGGTTGATTTACAGACAGCATCTAAGAGTTTCCGACATTGTTTGGTTCGCTGGCCGTAATAGAGTTGCAACTTACATCCTGTGTAGGCGCGGCACTTCTCCCGGATCGTTTGGCGTTTCTCGCCAGACTCAACAGCGGCGGCGAACTCTTTCTTGAAGTTAATGGCTACCATGATCTTCTTTCGGGGTTAATGGCTATCTTGTTTATCGTGCGCGGCAAACCAGTCTTTTTCTATCTTTTTCAACCTCTCTTGGCACTTAACAAACATCATTTGAAGGCTGTGAGTCTGTACATAAAACACTTCATCATTTCGTTTTTTCAAAAACTCAAAAGTTTTAATAAGATTATCGTCCGCTTGAGTAAAAGCCTCACTCATTTTTTCTTTGCGCTCGTTTGGCGACCAATCCCCAGCAAATTGCGCGTCCTCTTTTGCCCGTTCCGTATTCGCCATAGCTCGTTCAATAGCTGCGTCTGGATTAAGTTCTCTTGGCATTTTACTCTCCCCATATCCTAACAAGATGAAATTTCCGCTGATAATACCTTATTCCTTCTATAGGAATTATACTTACGCTTGAGGATTTTCCTGCAAACGGATCGTCATAGATCAGGAACGAATCTCCCTCCCGCTTGTAATATCGCATTTCCTTTTGCATTTTACGCAGCCTCCACACTTTCAATCTGCCAATTCAAGGCACAGGCGCGAAGTTTTGCGTCATCCATGCTTTTGTGCATTTCCACATTGCGAAACTCTTTGTTCAGGATTTTCGAGAAAACGTAGAATGTGACTTTTAACATGGCTGGCTCCGTTTTTGGGGTTTAAGTCAGTTATTGTTTCGGCTCTACACATTCAACGAAAAACAGCCCTCTTGCCAGAAAACCGCCCTTCTCTTTACAGGAAACATTTTCATGAGAAAGATACATAATTGTTCCTAGCATAACAATTATTGCTAAAGCTGCTGGCATTCTCATTTCCATCATCGTCACCTTTCGGGGTTAGTGGGTTAAGCCGCGACAGCGGAATTTTTAGTGAGAGAACGCTCGACCTGTTGCATTGCCCAGTCCAGTTTATCTTCTGGCATGGCATCAACCACATCGTTGATTGATGCTTCAAGGTTCTTGTGAGAATACATCCGCTTGAAAAGCATTTGTTGTGCTTCCGTGCATTGTGCCAAGCCGTCTTTTAGTTGTTGGCGAGCAAAATCTTGAAGTTGATTATTCATTTTGGATCCGTTCTTGGGGTATACGTGAATCTTTATCGTTGACACAGTTATAATCCGTCATTGACAAACAGTCAAGCGGTATGTTAGTGTGTGAACAACAAAATCGAAAAGGTACAAAAATGACTGTTAAAACATTCAAATCAACCCTCACTTGGCGACGGCTAGATTACCAAGATCAAGTCTTTGCTGGCGTCGTTCCGGGGTGGCCTAATGTCCCCGTATATATCGGAGAGGATGATCTTCTTAATCTGATAAGGCCGACGCGGCGCACTGGAATCACTGATCTCTATGTAGCAAGCCTAGCTGTGCTTGCGCGTGAAGAAGATGACTTCAAGATTCGTATGACCGCGTTACTGAAAAACAAAACACACATTTTTGCCATCGAAGATAATATGGATTGGAGCATCAAAAGCAAGATATCCGATGCCGTAAAAGCGTGGAAGGCCGCTAGGATCGAGGACGCAGGGCACAGGGGCGGGGTTATCTCAGCTACTAAGAGAAAGCTTATATGTGAAGCCGGGGCGAAAATAATCAAAGACAGGTGGAAACTTCCATCTAACGAGTGGCCGACGAAGGTTCTGCTAAAAGAAGCTGGAATCTCCCTTAACACGGCAAAGTCAAATCTTGGACGCCGACCCATTGAGCAAGCTAACTATCAGGCGATGCTAAAGAGAAAAGAAAAACGAGCTACAGAACCAAGATACAAACGCGCAACCGATTACATAGATGAGGCATCATGACCGACAAACCACAAACGAAGAAAATTATAAAGATTGAAATCACCAACATGCTC